TTCATACCGTCTGTATCTACAACTGGTTTAATAGTTCTAGCACCCATGTCAATATTTTTTGACTTTACAGCGGTTTCTTTTATCGCGTCGGCCTTACCTTGCTCATAAAAATGTGATACAATTTTATCAATATTTTTACCAGCATATAAAGCTTTATGATAACCAGCAGCGTTTTTCATCATATTATTTTCATCTAAGAACTCCTTAACGAAATTAGATATGTCACTCTGGTAATCCTTGACAGCAGCGGCATCTTTTACATTATACCTATATTTCTTGTCTCCAACTTTAAAATCAAAACCTTTGAAGTTTTCGTTAAAAACGTTATTGGTAGTTTGCTCAAATTGCTTATACTGCTTTTGTTGGATATCATTAGCAGTGGTTTGTTTTTGGTTGTATTCGTTATAAAAGTTAATAGCATCTTGCTGGTCTTTAGACAACTTAGAACTCAACTTGACTTCTTTGTAGTATTCGTCTTTCATTCCAGTAAGAAACTTTTTAGCTTTCGCAACTTCTTCTTTCAATGCCAACTTCTTTTTTCTAATATCTCTTTGCTCATCTAGCTCTTCATCATATGAAAAACTGTCTTCAATTAAAAAGTTAATCTCTTCATTATCAAGATGAGATTTAGTTGACTTGTAATATTCTTTTAATAATGTGTTATTGTCTACGTTTGTATAGTCTGCATTTAATCTTGCATAGTCTTCTATACTACCGCCAGTATCTTCCATAAACTTTACCAAGCTTTCAATGTTTTCTGGTAATTGTCTTTGTTCTTGTACTGGTTTTGTTTCTTCTACAACAGGTTGTTCTACAGTAGTTTGCTCAACAACAGGTTCTTCTTCTGTTATTTCTTGTATGACCGCTTTTTCAACCTCATCTTCAATGACTGGCTCTTGCGGTTTTTTGTCTTGTGCTTGCACCCGCACTTCTTCTTTAGCATCTGTATCAGCGTTTTTGTTTTGAAACTCTTTTAATTTTCCTAAGTCTAATTTAATAGTGCCATCTTTTTTAACTTCTTTATACGAGGCATCTTCTTTTTTAGGCTCTTCAGTTGTAGTTTCAACTTGATCTACAACTTCATCTTTGATCTCTTCGATCGGTTGTGTTTGTTCTGACATGATAAAATATTATATAATTGTTTGTTTATTTTCAACGCGGCTCAAACTGTTCAAGTCCAAATCCACCTAACGTGTCCATACCTGAGGACTCAAAGTTTTTAGGCGGTGCGTTTGTTTTTCTTTGATTTATAAGCTCACTTTGTTGTGATGCTTGTATTTTAGTTCTTTCGTCTTTACGATCTTCTTTAAACTTATCTTTTTCTTTTACAACAGCTAATTGAGCTTCTTGTAATTGTTTATTTATTTCAAACTCATACTGCATTAGTTCTTTTTTAATTGCAGCTTCTCTTTCTAGTTTAGCTATTTCAAGCTGAGATTTTATTTGTTCTAACTGAGCTTTTGACTCAGTAAGCGCTTGTTGCTTTTGCATATCAGCAGCAGCAGCAGCTTGAGCAGCTTGTGCATTAGCTTGACTTTGCATTTGCATATTAGCTTGTGCTTGCTGTTGATCTAGCTCTTGTTTTTTCTTACGTCTTATTTTAAGTAATTGATTAGCTAGTTTTAAATTTCTAACCTCTCTAATATCAATAGCATCTTCAAGATTTATCTGATTAGATTTTAAAGCTACTTGTATATTGTTTTCAAGCATTGCTTTTTCTTCTTCATCAGGAGCTAATTCTATAAATATACCAAAGTCGTGAAGGTGTAGTTCAGCCATTTCTTTTAAAGTAGAAACATTAAACTTACCTAAAGTTTTTATAAAAGACTCTTTAGTTGGTGAATATTCTATTACATCAGACACACGCATTGCAATACACTCTGCCATTGTTAGGGTTATATACAAGCTTGACTGCAATATGTGTCTTGTTGCTGTATTAGAATTAGCAGCAGCAATTTTTTGTATACCTACTAATGCGTCTTTGTCTGGCATGCTACCATCTCTAGCTTCATTTAAACCAGTAACATCACGCATCATTTGTAAGTAATAATTATATGTATTTATTAAAGACGCTATTTTGTTATTACCACCACTTGTATTTATTTCTCTTATAGGTAGTGAACCTCTGTTCATATCACCATCTTGTGTCATTGATCTACCAATAACACTACCTGTTTGGAAATACATATTTAAAGCTTCTTGTGGATTATAGTTTGTTCCATTACCAAGATCAACTTCAGCTAAACCATCAGCGTCTAAATAAACACCATCTGGTACCATGCGTGATAATACTTGTTGTAGCTTTAAATGAGTTATTTGTATCATATCAGCAAAGCTAGTCATACGACTAACTAAACTTTCAATACGACCTTCATACATACGTGGTGCACATATAGCGTAACTCATCTGAGCTTTAGTGGTATCTGCTTTTGGTCGCATCATGTTTTTCTTCAACTCCCATTTTAAAACATCTTTACTACCAATAACTTTTACACCTTCGTATATAACTTCAATAGCTCTATCTACTTTTTCAAAATCTTCCGCTTCAGGTGGATTAAATGTATCGTCTTTTTCTATAGCTTTTTTACCACCAGTAGCTGTATTTTTTATTTTATGAACCTGATTAGCATATGTTTTGTATTCAAAATATAATACTGATACGCTATTTTCTTCTTCAGCTTTTGAATTATGTTTATAAGCTATATTGTTATAACCTTTATAACCACCATATTCTTTTAACTGATCATCTGTTAGCTCAGGAAACTCTTTTTTAAGCTCGTTTAAATATATTTCTTTTACTTCACCTACATAATAAATATCATCAAAATAAGGTGAATCACTATTAGAATAAACTAAATCAGCAGGATCTACATATTCTACTTTAATACCTTCTGCTTTATTAAAAGAACTTTTAGCAGCACCAATACCTAAAACAACTAAATCATTATTTATTCTTTTAGTTATATATTCATATTTATTTTTATCAAAAATACTATTAATAGCTTCTTCTTCTGCTATTTCAACAGATTGTTTATAGTCTAACTGCATGTGAAGCTCAAGCTCTTGTGTAGACTCAGGTAGTTTTGATTGATCTGTTTGATATATATCTACACCTAATTGACTAGCAACAGCATCATTAAAAGGCTTAGACTGCATGTCTTCAGCTATTCTAGTAACGTAATCAGTACGCTGTTGTATAGAAGCTGGATCTTGTGAGTATGCTTTTATATCGTAAGATCTATCTGCTATACCATTAACAACTATATCTACAAATTTTGGTATAATAGGTACAGGCTTCCAGTCTAAATTTAAATAAGATAAATCACCGTTGATAGATAACTCATCTTTATATTTTCTAACTGACTGCTCACCTCTAGCATATAGCCTTAAAGAATTAAAAGCTCCTCTAGACGAACCGTATCTACCAGATCCGTTCTTGTCATTATAGTCGTTTTTATTGTTAAACCACTCATGCTCAATAGCTCTACCAACTTTAGCGCCATACTCAGATGTCATTTTTTCTAAATCACTAACCGCTTGGCTGGGAAAAGAACTTTTTATAGCTTTGTTAACCATTTATTTAAATTATTTTTGATCTTGATCCTTTATTGTCATACCTTTTTATACCAAGGTTTATGTTTACAACTTGTCTCTGTTGCGTTGGCGCGTAAAGATTTTTATTACAAGCCATTATAGCAAGTCCAGAACTTATTGAAGCATCAAATTTTGTTCTATTATTTATATCAAACTTAGCCCAGTCTTCTAACGTTCTATTAAAATACATATTACCATAGCCTTGTTCGTTTTGTCCTACATTTTTTTCTATATAAGACTCTATAGCTGCAGCATGAGACTGTTTCATATCTACAGACGAGTTAGGTATACCACCTATTTCTTTTTCAGTTACAGATAACTTATTATAAATCTTATCTGGTCTATTCATTGAGTAACCTCTATAACCTCTTCTTTTAAAATGATATAAAAGTCTAGGTTTATTATTTTCTGCTAATATTGGCATGCCGTAAAATACACAAGCCATAAGTACATCTTCAAAAAATATTTCAGCAGTCTGTGGTCTAGCAACATATTCTAAAAAAAACTGATTAGTAGGTGCTTCTTCCATTGAAAACTTAGTAAGTCCATGTAATGCACCGTTTGAACCTATACCATCTACAGTACCTGATATGTCATAACTATCACAACCAAATGCTCCTATGTGATCATTAGCAGGATATTTAACACCGTTTTTTAAACGCATACGGTTTTGCATTTCAACTATTGGTACCCAAGATATTTTAAATCTTCCATTTTTACTTGGCATAAATTCTACAGTAGTATCTTTAATACCATTTTTCCATTGAAACGAACCTGTTGTTACTAGTGTTGAATTTATTAAATCGTCGTTATAATCTATTTGTTCGTATATTCTAGTTAGATTAAACAAAGACTGTTTAGCTTCGTCTCTAAAAGCATGACTTTCAGTTCTTGGAAACTGTCTGTAAAATTCATTTAAACTGTCTTGATCATTTTTTAAGCCTTCTACTTCGTTTTGCCAATAATCAATTACACCTTGTCTTATTTTATCTCTAGCTGCATCAAGTACCGGTTGGTTTGGAGTCTCGAATACAGGTGCTCCATACATATCAATATATCCCTCGTAGTTCCATTCCATAGGTATGAACAAAGAATATAATCCTGAAGCAGTCTGTCCATTGCGATTTCTTTTTGTAACATCTGAGTCATAGTACAGTTTTTTAAAGTTATCACCACCTTTTTCTAATGAGTTACTTGTTGAACCCATCATGCATTTACCTATAATTTTACTACCTAATCTTAACGTCGTTTTCGTAACCCTCCAGTTGTTGAGGATGTTGTTCGGCTTCTCCCACTTGCCGCTTTCATCGTGGACGAGGAGTTTAAGCTTCTCACCGTCGTACGAGTTGTCGCCCGTGTTTTTCCAATCGATCGTTGTGTCAAGCCCGTCGAGTTCCTGTAACTTCTCGTTTGTCTCAAGTTTTTTGCGGGTAAACTTACTCGCTGGTACTCTGTACGCGAGTTCTGTCTTTGGACGGTCCATTCCGTCCTGAATTGGTTTGAAAAAGAAGGGGTAATTAACCGATATCGGTACCACCTTGTCGGTAAACATCTTCTTGGCATCAGGACCAGACTTTGATAATATCCCAAACCTAGAGTCGCTTGATATTGTTGCCATATTAACGCACTCCCCGGACGCCATAAAGGAAAACCCAGAACGTCTGTTCTTAAGGTAACACATTCCATAGGATCTATAATCGGCCTTACAAGCTTCCCAGAATATGTAAAATAATCTATTTGATTCACGGAAGTCTGGTGCTCCCACGTCGATTTTACTCCACTGCAAGTACATGTAATGAGTACCAGTAACGTAAGTAGGAACGTCTTTGTTATAAAACCAAAAACCTTCCTCCCTGCGGGTAAACTCATTATCGATGTAATCATACCACTGTTCTTTAAATTCTGTAGGATATTGCTCCCAATCAAATACTGATTTTATTCTTTTTAATACTTTAGGGTATTCTGTATATTCCCAAGTATTTGAATTAAATTTTTTAATTTCAACAGGTTTTGGTAAAGCTATTTTAAGGTTTTGTATTTCAATTATTTGATCTATTTCACCTGTTTTAGATATAACAACTATATCATAGTCTTCGTTATATCCGTAATCCCACTTCTTATACCTATTGTTTTTATTTAATGTTTTAGGCTTTATGTAGTCTTTTAGTATTTTTACTAGAGTTTGTTCGTAACTCATTTTGATCTACCTTCAGCAAAACCTTTAAAAGTTCTAGTTTCTTTAACTTCTTTAGGTTTATCATTTAACATATCTTCCTCTTCTTGTATTCGAGTAAGTATTTCAAAAGCATCGAATATAGCTAGCTTTTTTGTTGCTGCTGCATTTTTTAAACGATCAGCAGATATATCATCATCTGAATCAACTATAGGTTCCTTAGCAACTTTAATAAGTTCCTCCACAGCCTTTTGCCCAGCTTGGATTATATTCAACTTCGTCTCCTTTGTATTCATATTTAATTGTAATATCTTTGGACTGCATGCGGTATAATCTATTATTATCTATAATAAACTCATACTCACTATTAAGGTTAAAACCTATTAAGTCTCCTTCGTTTATTCCTAACGCTTCTAACGACTTATTACCATATTTTAATATACCAATATGCTTTCTTTCTTTTTCAGCCGTTATAATGTCTTTTTTATTATTAAGTATAGGTTTAATAAAACAGTAGTTTAAAGGAGCTTTCCACTGGTTATTTTGCATGTATAAAAATATTTGATCAAAATAACAAAAGTACATATCTTCTTTAAAATACGAACTACTATTTTTTTCTCTACCTTTTATATCGTAAAACCTTCTAAAAACATTATGGTGTACTATTACTTTGTCACCAACTTTTATATTTGTTTTACCAACTAAAGGTATTGATTTAACTATACCAACTCTATTAACAAACTTATGATCGTCCATTGTTGTGTTAATAATAAGCTTTTTACCGTTGATTTCTATTTCATTATTATACCTATTGTTCTCAGGTTCTATAATAAAATTGTATAAACTTTGCATTAATACTCTAGATTATATTCTATTGAAACAGCCATATTGGAATTAAATTTTTTCCAAGGTATTATTTCATTGTTTTTTTCTATATATATATTATATGATCCGTCGTTTTGATCATGTAATATATCACAGATACAATGACCTCCGTAGACTTGTTGACCTACGGAGTAATGCATTGCTTCATTTTTATAATCTGTACCTATACTTATTTTTCTAATTAGCTTCGCCATCTTCTTCAACTTCTTCTTCTACGATTTCTTCGTAAGATCCGTCTTCAAGATTTACAGTTATTTTACCATATTTTTCTTCAAGAGTAGCATTTAACTCTTTTGACTTACTTACTACTTCTGCAAAAGCGTGAAGCAGCTCGTGCTTTTGTGCTTCGACAGCGCCTACATCAGATATTAATCTTAACTTAACAGACTCTTGAGCTTTTAACTGTTCTAGCTCTTTTTCTTCAATTTTTTTACTCATTTTAATTTGATTTAATTATTATTTAATTTACTATATACTAATCACTTATAATAAGGTTTATTTACCTTTAAATAAGCTTGTAGCCTTTTCTGTTGTACGCCCACCGAAATAAGCTAACACAACAGCCATCATTACTTTTTCAAACGTATCGTTCCACGTAACACCTATGTTAAAAGGTATAGTATCAACTGAATCTAATATACCAGCTAAAGAAAATATACATATACACCACACTAAAACTAATGGACGTACATTTTTAGATAGCCACGAGTCAGACATACTATCTGCTTGCCAACGCGTTGTTATAGCTTCTATTTCTTTATTTTGTTGCTCGTATATTAACTGTTGTAATTTAATTTTGTCTTCAGTACTTACATCTGCTTTAGTTATTTCTGCTATAGCTTCTTTAGGTGTTGTAACACCTTGTAAAACTTGCCCAAGCGTTGGGTTAATCATACCTGCTGCTCCTAGCAATAACTTGCCTACGGTAGTATCTTTAAACTTTTTTTTATTACTCATTACCACTTAACTTTATTAGCCCAGTAAGCTGCACTTAGCTTACCTTTTGCTATGTTCTTTCTATGTCTAGCCTTAAAACTTTTACGTCTTGCTTTTTGTTTAGCTGATTCACCTTTTTTAGGTTTACCGGCTGTTGTAACACCTTGCTGACCAAACCTTATAATTTTCTGAATACCACCAGAGCAAGCTTTAACCACGTGTGATTTAGTCTTGTGACTGGGAGTTCTTCTTGGCTTATTACAAGCCATTTTACTTTTATTTAGTTTAGCCATTTTGTATTACAATTTTAAAGCAGCAATACGACTTGCTTGATCTGTAGATAAAGTAGATACGAATAATTCTTGAGCCATTTTTAATCTTAAATGACCTTCGCTTCTGAATAAATCACCAACTTGATCTTCAGTTCTGTCTTTTTCAGCAATAGCTTGAATAGTTTCGCATATTACAATATTATCTACTGATGATGCTACGTCAATGTTTGCTTGTTCCTGTGTGTACTCCATTTTGTTTTTTTTAAAAAAAAATTATTAATTATTATTTGTTTTCTAGTTCTTTTACTTTAGCAGAAAGATCTTGAACTGCTTTTACTAATATTGGTATTAA